CTATATGTTGAAATTGGTAAAAATGTATAATATGGGATTTTTTCATTATAATAATATCGTTTAATCAATGCCTTAGGAATAATATACCAAAAACATAAGGCACCATAAAAAAAACTAAGAATACGAAATGGAACATTATAACCAATTGCCTCATTTGCCGCTAAATGACCAGCGTAGAACATTACTACAACAAGAATTAAGTTTGTAAAATTGGAAAATACACCTGCCATAATATTACCTAATGCCCTACGACCATTAAACTTACTTCTTTCATTTAAATCCTGGGCGTCCTTTAATGCTTTGGCGCTATTTTCCGCATCAACTTCCGCCTTTGCAGTTTCGGTACCTAGGCGCAGTTTAGCTTCTGCATCTTGTTGCTCCTGAGCTGCTTGTTGCTGAGCATGAGCTTCTGCCTCAGGATCATTTAAGAATGATGAAATAAAATAATTAAATTTATTAGATAATTGTGTAAATATCCCCATCTATTCTAGAAAGAAACTTAAAAATATAATTTACTACGTAGCATATTTCATACCTCCCATACCACCTTCTATTACTAAAAAGTTTATACCCTCAACATAGACTGAAAAATTGTATGAAAATAATGAGTTTGCAGCTAATACCCATGGATTAATATCAAGCTGAAAATTTTTCACTCTACTTGTATTTAATGAGCCACTTGGTTTCATCCATTTTGATGTATCAAGTGCAAAACTATAAATTGCTAGGCCTGGAGGAAATACACCAGTAGCATATTTCCATGAACTTAACTCATTAAAATACTGAAGGCTCTTAACCTCCTGGATTTCATTTCCATCACATAGAATTCTAACCTGATTTATAATATCCTGCTGCATTGCCGGTATTAGAATACCTGAATATCCTCCTACAGGCACAGAACTATATGCTGGAACAAAGGGTGCATTCGGATATAACCACCAATTTGTATAATTTGTCCAAGCATTTAGATTTTTTAAATAATCAGTTCTTCTAGGTATTAAAATTAATCGTGGAACCGGATTATGAGTATATAAATCAAATAACTGTCTACTTGAAACATTTTCATAGGTATACCTTGTAACCTGTCTAACAATGTATGTCAGGGGTTTTGTGGCAAAGGTGCGACGTTCATCATCTGTTAAATAAATATAGGTTGCTTGAAGCCTAGGATTTAGAGGCCACGTATTTAGAGTAGGAGCCGCGTAGCCAATATCAGTCAAATATTGTCTAATATATATTCCAGGGTCGGTATCAGTAGTATAGGATAAATTACCAGATTGCAGCTGTGCAATTGAAGAATTAACCTTATGTTCAGGTCTGACCCTATATCCAGATGGATCTAAGACCGTATATAGATCTCGTATTGGTCTGAGAGTTAGTTGCACTTCACACTCGTGGTATTGAAGGGAAATAAGGGGGAGTGCTAGACTGGGATTCTGGGAAAACCAAAATGAGAGAGGTAATGTTATATCACGCCCAGGGATTGATGGAAAATTATTTTGCGCCTGAAGTGCTGGATCTTGATTTTGATAGACATTAGGATATAATCCACGTGTGCGTGTTAAGGAAGAACCACTTGATACGCCGGAGTATTTTCCATTCGCCGGATCATATACCTCAGGAATATCGCCAACAAGCTGTTGCCACTTATTATACTGTGTTTCATCCTGGTCTGTGAAGGCTGTTGCAATAATATAGTCACTGTCAAATTCTTGAACCTGGGTTCCTCCAATTAGGAAGGTAGCATTCTGAATAATTTGTGCACCAATATATCTAACCCATTGAAACTGGTACTGACTTCGCCCATTCGTAGGACCTGGAAGTGATGGATTGAAATATTTCGAAAAAATATCTGGTAAAGTAAAGGTAAAATAGAGATCTGAGAGTAAGTCGCCGATTCGTTGAATCTTTGCACGAAGCTGGATTGGTTGATCAAAGAAGAGTTCTTGAGGGCCTTCTAGAGGTATTGTGGCGGATTCAAAGGAAAAATGGCTATATTTTTTTAGTATCATGTAGAAATAAGTAAAATCAGGATTTCCACTGAGAATTACATTTTGAGATCCGTATGCAACTAAAATGTATAATCCGCCACCTGGCATATCTCTTCTTGTTACTACGAAACTAGAAGAGATGTGTTTTAGATAGGTGTAGAGCCTCTATAGCTTTGCTTATGGACCATGGTCAGTTACCCACCATGTATCAGATAGATATGGTCCAAGTGCCATTTCATTATTATTAGCATCTTTAGCAATCTTAGGCGATGGACCCAAATTCATTAATGATTGTATTTCAGGATAAGTTAATGCATAACTAAAATAATATACTCTACTAATCATACCCTTAATTGCTCCATTAAATGTAATAGAGGTTAATGGTGCAATTGGATCACTAAACATTGGATCTTTTAGAAGAGACTGTGTAGTTGCTACATTTAATTGTAGTTTGCGATTATTAAATGCATATACATTTCCGTAGTTTTGGTAAGGAGGTGTATTGTTACTCAGTGCCATTTTAGTCTTCAGGTTTCCATTAATATACACATATAAGGTATTTCCCTTGCAGGTCACTGTTAGGTGGAACCACTTATCTACTGGAATATTATCAATATCAGCATAGTTATCCCATGTATCATAGCAATTCATAAATACACGTAACTTATTCACATGACCCCAACAGAAGATTCCAGGGCCCAGAAGTGGGTATGTTCTTCCATAACCCTTGTGTAAGATATGATATAATGATGACGTATCAGTATTATTAAATGATGAACTATTTATATTAATAAAGAGTGAATAACTAAATTCTATGCCGGATCTTTGATTGTCTGAAAAATAGATTGTCTTAGAACCTTTTACATTTGGATTCTGTGTTATAGTATACATTTTAGACCCGGAAACATATGTATCAGGAAACAGTTCAACACGATCCTTATACATCCGGGTAATAGAATTATACATATATTCGCCTGAAGCTATTGCCAGGTATATTACGATAACGAGAACTACACCAAATAAGATTTGCGATACAGCACCTTCGCCGGTTAGCATACTTGCTGCATCTGCCATACTATCTATCTATCATTTGTAAAAGATAGAGCTTATAATATTAAAAATAGTAATTTTATTACAATTTTTAATATAGAGTTTATATGCCTAATTTAATTTGGCCATATTATACCTACAGTTGGTAATTTTTCAGTAGTAAAGATTGTTGAATTGTCCTTCTTTACAGTGAGCACATACTGACTTGGATCTAGGCTGCTTAATGACCAAGCAGAAAAGGGTCCCGCTTGATAATTTGCGTAGATTCTGTCCGGGGTATATGCAATATTTGCAGCACGAGTCATTCCAATTAATCCACCAAACCCGTCGGGGCTTCCAAGAGTTAATGTCGGAATTTCGCCATCTGCCTTAAATATTCCAGGGAGAACAGAGCTTCTAGAAAGCTTACCATCAACATATACATCAAGTGTCTTGCCCATCATTACAACTGTAATATTAACCCATCTCTGTAGATCTACAGATTCAATATCACACATTGGCATTCCGTCGGTATCAGAATATTCTGGTGTCCCTGTAACAATGTTTGGAAGGTCTGTAAGTTTTACTAGTGTTGCAGTTGAAGTTGTTTCATAACTTGCTCTGATACCAAGCTTATTTACACGCTGTCCTAGATACATAATGAGGGTGTAATAGCTCCCCCCTCCACCAGATAATGTAAGAAAAGGCTTATTCTTTCCCACTGATCCACTTGCTCCCCAGTTTGTCACATAAATCCATGTGCTTACAGAGTATTCTCCACCAGGATATATCTGAGGAACCTCTTTTTTACTAAATACCGTGCCGGTAGCAGTCGAGGTCCTTGCAGGAAGGCCATCAGATGTAGAAGAATATATAACCATATCCTCTACACCATTAGACCCATTTAGCCATGTATATAACATAACTAATACATATACAAGTATTAATATGACTACAGCATATAATATCATCATAGTTGCTTCCATTATTCTATTCTATTGGTAATAAATAGTTTATGCGTAAGGACTTGACCACTGTTCCATTGGATTGGGTTTTTTCGGAGTAGTGCAATTTCCACCCGGGCACCAGAAGTTTTCAGGAAGTGAAGGTATCAAGGATGCATATAATGAATTCAAATCAATTGGCATATATGGTTTTCCAGAAGTATCTACCGTGTTAGTTAATAAATCACGAACTTCATTAGCATTTAATGCAGTTGGAGAAAGACTTATTAATGCAATCTTACCCGTTAGTCGTGGATCACCGACTAAAAGGGGTGCAGTTCGATCAAAATCGGGCATTGCCGTACATGTGTGCGAAATAATTAGTTTTCCATTCAAAAAAATATTAAATTTACGACCCTTCTTTATAATAATAACCGAACTCCATCGTTGCATTGGAAATTCGGGAATATCAATATATTCTGGTTTGTTGCTACCCTTTATAAAAATTTCAAAACGGGCAGGTGCTAACGTCATTCCACGACCTGCGTCTGGTGCAATTAGAAGTTTTAAGTTTTGTTTACCGCATATTTGAACCACATTTGCATATTCATTTCCAGTTACGATTGTTTGTTCATTACTAGTAGTTAAATGTAAGTAACCAGTTCTATCACTGACACGTGGATTTATATAAAAAATAAGCGAAGACCCCTCACTAGAAGACCATAGCATATGTAATAATTCACTTGTAGCAACTTGTGTTGGTATATCTAATGGAAGTTCATTAGGACCCACACGTTTAACTTGGTTTGGAATAAAAATATACGATAATGAAATATAAGTCAAGTATGAAAATGTACTAATTACAACAATTACTAATATAAACTGAATAATTCCAGAAACATCATTAAAATAAAAGATAATTGAAAATATAGCTGCTATTAATACTATAAATACAACTGCAATTTTAATTTTTTCCATTATGCTCATAGTTTCAACCGCATTTGTCGCACTTGTGCTTAAACTATTAAATGTGCTTGATGCAGTTGTGCTTATAGAATTAAATTGATTCATTGCACCTGGACTTAAAGTATTCAGTGCACTTGTTGCACCCGCGCTTAAATTATTTAGTGCATTGTTTGCACCTGGACTTAGACTATTTAGTGGATTTGGTAGACTCGCGCTTAGACTATTCAGTGGACTTGTTAGACCGGTACTTAGAGTATTCACAGTGTTTGTTGCAGCTGAGCTCGGAGTATTCACTGTGTTTGCTTGATTTGCTGTGGCCATCTATTAGGTTTATAAGATAAATCTTTTATTAGTTGTTAAGTCACTTATACACCCTTCTTTCCAGATGAGATAAATCTTTCATTACGTGTTAAGTCACTCATGCGCCCTTTCATTTCAGATGAAGATACTACATAGCCAAATGCTCTTACATTTAGAACCCCGATACCACTTGATAGAACTTTAGGAGGAGAACCAGATTTAATATTTGATGTTGCGAGAATCTTATCGCCACTTGATGGGGATTTTGGAACAGATGTAATTGTTTTTGTATTTACTAATAGACCATTCATATACGCTTCCATTATATTCTGAGACATTGTTATGCCAATTCGGAAAGAAGTGTGTATAGGAACATTATCTATACTAATACTTTGCTGAAAACCAGCTGAATCAAATGAAGTAATGTATACAGTATTCTTATTATTATCAAGGGATACTTGTAAGGTTGGATGATTTATACCTTGTCCAATGAAAAAGAAGACACGCATATTCTCTTCAGGTGGAAGGCTCTGTGGATACTCGTCGTGTATATAGACATCAATTGTTAAAGTATAGGAGGTTTGAGCTTCTAAAACGCTTACTGAAAGAGGAGCTATATATCCAGCCCTTGGAGGGGGGACTGATCCAATTGTTATATCTCCAATACTGTCGGCATCTATCCAAAATACCTGTGATAAATCTGTGCCGGGTATTGGAATATAACCAGCACCGCCAGGAATTCGTTGAAAAATAGGTGTAACCCATTGATCAACACCGAGTAAGATAATTCCAATTAATAAAATACCGGCAATAATATACATTAGTATGCGAACAAATCCAGTGCCCTCAACTGGGTTACCAACTACTTTTTTTGCCTCTGACACTGCCTTAGATGAAGTTGGAATACCTATATCCTTTCCAAGAGTTGATACATTTTTCAACACTTGTGAAATTTTATTAGCACGACTCTGATCCATATCTAAATTACTCTCTCTTTTTCCTGGTGACAGTTTTTTTCTTTTTATCTAAGGTATTAGCCTTAGGATTATATCCAATACGCTTATAATAAGGGAGAGAATCCTTTGCCTTGCAATCTACCAGCTTCTCTCTCAGATAGCAAACAAAGGAAACACGACTAAAGAGTTTTTCGATACCCTGGGTCCCTGTTTCTTTATCATTTCTGTAAACGTCTTTCAGACCTGAATTTGTTTTCTTATCTTCAGCGGACTCAGTGAGTTCCGTATTACAGTGCCACTCGTGCACATCCATGGCTACAAAATCGCCTGTTCTCAGATTAATGCCGACCTTATAACGTGGGAAAATGGTGAATCCGCCACCGTATTTTCCTCGTTCAATTACTGATAGATTGCCAAACCCGGCCTTCAGATCGCCTGCATCCATGTGGAGACCAGTGCGGAAATTACGGTTAATTGTGACTGAAGAGAAGGCAGTATCTTTAATTTGGAATGCAGGATTCCCTGCAGCTCTCTTATGCTGAACCTCGTAGCGATCAGGCACTAGTTTCTTGAAGAGTCCATCAATTGCCTCAATATAAGGTAGCCCTGCCTTGTATTCATTGAAATAGCGCTGGGTATAGGATGTTAGACGACACGGTAGTCCCATAAAGGGTGTCTTCTCAAAGTATCCGAGAACGCTGCTAAAGACATTATTATTGACACGCATCTTAGAGAGTTTGCCATTTTCCATGTATTGTGCTGACCACCCCTTGATTGATTTCTTAGCTAACTTTCGGCGTGTCCAGTATTTGGATTTCACGTCAATTGGACCAGCTGCGGCTCCACGATTTCTGGATGCGCCTGCAGCATTATAGAAACTCTTCCAGCCGAGTTTTACTATATCATGGGGAATCACATTTTTTCTGAGCTTGAACAGGAGCCGCTTACCTCCTGGCGCTTCCGGGTCCTTTCCATAAACATCAATATCTTCATCATATATGGTATCTGCATCTTTTTCACTAAAATATGTTCCTTCTCTCGCCTTAATTTCATCATTAGTTAGTTTTGGCTCTAGGATAACTTCTTTTACCGTTTCCTTCGGTTCCCTTGCAGGCTCCTTGGGCAACTGGAGGCCTTCAAATAATTCTTCATCTGAGATAGCCATCTACACTATAGCTTTATTTTAAGACTATAGAATAGAAGGTATGCCAACGCCCAGGTCTATTTTAAAGAAAACACCTGCTAAAACTACAAGAAAAACTCCACTTAAATTTAATCCTTCTGTAACAAGAAGAAAAACATTTTCTCGGTTTAACGGAAACAGTAACAATGGTGTTAATACTAGTTATTTTAACAGGATAGAAGGACTTCACCCTGAAGAAGGGCTAGGGGCTATAGGAAATGCACCAATATTACCTGCTGGATCATCATTACGTTGGAGAAGTATTCCAATAGATCCAATTACTGCACAATCTGAAAATCTTCCACTAGCACCAGGATCTGTAACTGAAAATATAGGATATAAAATAGCAAGTAATCTTCATAAAGAATTAATAGATATTAGCCCTGCTGCAGCAGCCCGTGCCGCAGCAGCCCGTGCTGCAGAAGCACTATCATTATCTCAAAAAGTATATCCAGGAAAATCTGTAGGATTACCTAGATCTATAGAATACTCTCAAGGATTACAGACAAGGCCATCTGTAAGATCACCTAATTCATTAACTCGTTTAGTAAGTAATCCTCTTAGCATTCTTAAATTACGATCACTTCCTCCTCATTTACGATCAGCCTCGCAATATGCACCCGCAGGCCCTAATCATCTACAAGATTTAATAGAATATTTAAAAATTTATAAGGTAAATTGGACTAAAATGACAAGTGAGAGAAAAAGATTATTAGCATCAACATTTGGTCTTTATTTAACAAAATTTCACGATGATTTAATTACTTCTTCTTTATATAAAACAGGTGGAAGAACTAGACGTAAGAGAAGAAC